ATTGGCAACTCAATCAAGCATTGTGCCAAAGAGATTGTGGTGTCATTTGCAGACACTTCACAGAATCACCTTGGCATTGTTTACCAAGCAACCAACTGGATCTACACAGGGTTGAGTGCCAAGCGAACTGACTGGCAAGTCCAAGGTATTGACAAGCATGGCCACACTTGGGCCGACAAATACACAGCGGTTGAGATGCGTGAATTATTTGGTGAGAAGTTTACGCTTGTGCCTAGAAGCCGAAAGCACAGGTACATTTACCTAAACGCTAAGGGCAAGAGAAAGAAAGAACTAATGGCCTTGCTAAAGTATCAACAGCAACCTTATCCAAAGCCTGAGTTAGCCTTAGCCTAAGTTGCAGGAAAAGAGAGATGACCTACAAAATACTTCATGGCAACAACCTAGACATCTTGCCAACCCTAGCCGACAACAGCATTGACTCAATAGTCACCGATCCACCCTACGAGCTTGGCTTCATGGGTAAGAAGTGGGACTCATCGGGTATTGCTTATTCTGTTGAACTCTGGCAACAATGCCTAAGGGTGCTAAAGCCAGGTGGACACCTACTTAGCTTTGGTGGGACACGCACCTATCACCGAGTGGCAGTAGCGATTGAAGATGCAGGGTTTGAGCTACGGGATTCGATTGCATGGCTGTATGGATCGGGTTTCCCAAAGTCAATGGATGTAAGCAAGGCGATTGACAAAGCTGCTGGAGCTGAAAGAGAAGTAATTGGTACAAAAATAGCAAGCCCTAAAGGTATTAGTCAGGCAGAGTCTAGGTCTGATTCGGCTGCTGGCGCTTATGGCGGTGAGACCAAAGAGATTGACATAACAGCGCCCTCAACTTTAGAAGCTAAGCAATGGGATGGCTGGGGAACAGCACTAAAGCCAGCCTTTGAGCCAGTCATAGTTGCCAGAAAACCAATAGAAGGAACAGTTGCTAACAATGTCCTCAAGTGGGGGACAGGTGGGCTGAACATAGACGGCTCAAGGATAGGCAGCGAAACTATGGGTGGTGGCACAATGCCAGCAATGGCTTCGGGTGATTCTATTGTTGGTAGAAATCAAGGGGCCGAAAGAAAAGAAAATACAAACACTTCAACAGGCAGATGGCCAGCAAACATCATCCTTGACCCTTACACAGCAGAGCTACTAGATGAGCAGAGTGGGGACAGACAGGCAGGGGCTTTTCCTAAAAGAGCAGATAGAACAACCAATCAAATCTTTAAGTATGGGTTGCAAGAAAGAGATGAAAGAATAAACCTTGACTCAGGTGGAGCATCTAGATTCTTTTATGTAGCTAAAGCATCAAAGCGTGATAGAAACGAGGGGCTTGAGGAACTAGAGGACTCGCAAACTCTTTTTGCTTCTGGCAGCAATCTGCATAATAACGGCGATGGCACACCACGCAACAAGGAAGCAACTGTCAAGAACTTTCACCCAACAGTCAAGCCAACAAGCCTAATGGAATACCTAATCAAGCTGGTCACCCCACCTAACGGCACAGTCTTAGATCCATTCACCGGCTCAGGCTCAACAGGCAAGGCAGCAATCTTGCAAGGCTTTGACTTCATCGGGATAGAGATGACCGAGGAATACTTGCCAATCATCGAGGGCAGACTGAAACACGCTGAGGCTATGGTTGCCGAGGCTAAAGAACAAGACAAAGCAAAAGAGAATGAGGTGCTGTTTTGAGTCCAGCTTATGAATACAAGTGCAAAGACTGTGGCATGACCCTAACCATTGTCCGAGGTATCAAAGAAGAAGAACACAAGCCCATCTGCATCGGCTGTGCCAAGGTAATGCCAAGAGCCTACGACTCAGCTCCAGCAATTACATTCAAGGGAAAAGGTTGGGGTAAGGATGGGTAGGTTCCCTAAGCCCTGCCTAGTGTGTGGTGCACTGACCCAAGGACTGAGCAGATGTCAGCAACATCAAGCTGAGTGGCAGACACTAGAGAACCTTAGACTGCAAGAGATGAAGGCAAGAAGGCCAAACCTCTATGACAGTCAGTATCGTAGGAAAGCAAAAGCAATTCGAGAATCAGCTTTATTTTGCCACATTTGTAAAGAACCAGGCAGACCCAATGACCCCTTTACTGCTGACCATCTGATTGCAGGAGATCCAAACAGCCCATTAGCGGCTGCACACAGGTCATGCAACTCTCGTAGAGGGAACAAGCCACTTGTCTAGGTACTATGCCCCTGGTGGCTATAAGTATGGGTGGGTAACGCCATGCCAGAACACAGGGATGTATCACCCCGACCAAATGCTTGTGTGCAGTACCGCAAAACTAAAGCTTTTTGGTAGACTCAAAAAATGCTAATTCAAAACCTACGCATAGCAGACCTCACGCCTGACCCAAAAAACGCAAGGCAACATGACGAAAAAAACCTCAAAGCAATCGAGGGAAGCCTCAAAGAGTTTGGTCAGCGTAAGCCAATAGTCGTTACTGAGGCTGGTGTAATTGTGGCTGGCAACGGCACAGTCGAAGCTGCCAAGCGTTTGGGCTGGACTCAAATAGATGTTGTCAAGGTTCCTGACGATTGGACAACCGACAAGATCAAAGCCTTTGCCATTGCAGATAACCGGACTGCCGAGCTTGCCAACTGGAATCAAGAGGTGCTGACATCTCAACTGCTAGAGCTTGAGGCTGAGGGTTGGGAGCTTGCTGAGTTTGGATTTGAGGCACTAGAGCTACCCGATGAGGATAAGCCGATTGTCGAGGATGAGGTGCCTGAGTCTGCACCTGGCAGAGTTGCCCTTGGTGACATTTGGCAACTAGGTAATCACAGGCTTATGTGTGGTGACTCGGTTGACTCCTTGGATGTGTCAAAGCTCATGAATCAAAAGACTGCTGGAATGGTCTTTACTGACCCCCCTTATGGTGTTGAGTACCAGTCGAACTTTAGAACCAAAACTGACAAGTTTGATGTATTGCAAAATGATGATGTATTGCTGGACATCGCACCTGTAATAAAGCAATTCAATAATGGCTGGGTTTTTGTTTGGACTAGCTGGAAGGTTTTAGATACTTGGATTGCACAGATGTCCTCATTTGGATTCCCTAGCAACATCATTATTTGGGATAAGGGTGGGGGCTACATTGGAGATTTAGAAAAGACCTTTGGGACAGATTATGAGGTTGCATTGGTTTGGCACAATGGCAACAAACTCACTAATAAAAGAATTGGCTCTGTTTGGAGCGTAGGCAAGGACTCATCGAGCAGCTATAAACACCCAACTCAAAAACCAGTTGAATTAGCAGCAATGGCGATAACTCACACAACCCTGTCTGGCCAAATTGTTTTAGATTTGTTTGGTGGCTCTGGATCAACGCTTATAGCTTGTGAACAAACCAAACGCATCTGCTACATGATGGAGCTTGACCCTAAGTATTGTGATGTCATTGTTGAACGCTGGGAAAAACTAACTGGACAAAAAGCCGAGCTAGTCAATGCAACCAGGTAGGCCAGCCAAGCCAATAGAGCAAAAGCGTTTGTTAGGTAATCCCGGCAAGCGAGCATTGCCTGACCAATCCAGCATCACGCTTATTCCAATGGCTGAGGTTGCACCTGAGCCATCTAGACCATTGCTGAAGTACGGCAAGGAACTCTGGGATAAAGTTTGGGATACCGGCATCAACTGGATTAGCCCCAACACAGACACAGAGCTTTTGCTAATGACCTGTGAAATGATTGACGAGCGTTGGAATCTTAGGGTGCAAGTAATGACAAACAATGACCCTAAAGACAGGCGAGGTCTGAGAGAACTAGACAAGGCAATAGTGTCCAACCTATCCTTGCTTGGCTTCTCGCCCTCAGACAGGTCTAGGCTTGGACTTGCTGAGGTCAAAAAGATGAGCAAGTTAGAGGGAATAATTGCCAAGCGTGAATCAAGACACTAGTTGGCCCCCACGCTGGCTAACCCCTGTTTCTGATGAGGCCATTGCTAGAGGTGATGGTGAATACGCCATTGAGTTTGCCGAGGCCTTTGGCACTATCGGGAAAGACGGCATTGCTGGCAAAGTAGGCCAAGCCCTAAGACTTAGAGAGTGGCAAAAGGAACTTGTTAGACGCATCTTTGCTAGAGATGAGGATGGCGGTCTATCGGCACGAGTAGCCCTTGTAGGCACTCCAAGAAAATCAGGCAAATCTGCCTTGGCTTCAACGCTTGCACTTTACAGTCTGATTGCTGAGGGCATTGAGGGTGGCGAGGTTGTAGTTGCCGCTGCTGAAAAAGAACAGGCTCGAATCATCTTTGGTGAGGCTAAGAGGATGGTTGAGGCGAGTGAGCTGTCCGAGATGTGCACCCTCTATCGAGATGCAATCTATGTGCCATCAACTAACTCTGTGATGAAAGTGCTGTCTGCCGAGGCTTACTCCAAAGAGGGTTTGAATGTTAGCCGAGCAATCGTTGACGAGATCCATGCCCACAAGAACCGAGAGCTGTTTGATGTGCTCTCGCTATCTATGGGAAACCGAGGCAAGATGGCACAGCTTCTAGCGGTGACTACTGCTGGTCAAAAGACAGACATGACAGGACAAGACTCAATCGCCTATAACCTTTACCAGTTTGGCAAGCGTGTTAGCACCGGTGAAGTAAAAGACCCTAGCTTCTTTATGGCTTGGTGGGAAGCAGAGCCAGAGGCAGACCACAGACTTGAGCAGACTTGGCAAAGTGCCAACCCTGGCTTTGACGATCTAGTTGCCAAGGATGACTTTGCCTCAGCAGTGCTTAGAACACCAGAGCCAGAGTTTAGAACTAAAAGATTGAACCAATGGGTTAGCTCGATGAACGCTTGGCTACCAACTGGCAAGTGGGAGCAGCTTGGGGCAGAGATAAACCTTGACCCAGACACACCTGTCATTGTTGGCTTTGACGGCTCGTTCAATGGTGATTGCACAGCCCTGACCTATTGCACAATCCCAAACGATGACACCTTGCCACACATCGGACTTATCCGAGTCTGGGAAAAGAAACCAGAGGATACCGATGACTGGCGTGTTAGCACCCAAGAGGTTGAGGATGAGATTATTCAATTTTGCCAGGCATACAATGTCAAAGAGATTGCCTGTGACCCCTTTAGATGGCAACGGACAATGGAAGCCATGCAAGACCTTGGCTTGCCAGTTGTTGAATA